CTTCTTCTAGTTGCTTTTTGAGGCCAGCAACCTCACCAGCTTGACCTCTGTAAAAACCAGAACTCTCAATACCTTTGAGGGCTCCATCCATCTGTTTGATGTTCGTGGTTATTTCCTTGATCTTCTCATCGACATCCCCTTGTTCATCCGACGACATTGCTTCGTCGAATTCCTGCTTCTTGCGAATATTTTCCTCCATAACCATTGCAAGACCAACCAATGGAGCAGCAACCAAAGCAATCTTGGCGGCCATAGCCATAAATCCAACTACAGCAGATGCTGTAAGTGTCTTACCAAAAGCTGCAGCACCAGCAGCAGCGGCATGGAAAGCTAGACCCAAGCCGATCAGAGCACCACCTACCGCCTTAACGGGATTAGGCAGGCGTAACATCGTTTTCAGCAAACGAGTCAGGAGTTCAATTAAGGGCAGAATAAGTGGGAGCAATGAATCACCAACTGCAACCGCTAAATCAGAAACAGCATTAGAAAATGCCTTGAATTTTGCAGCGGGCTGCTCTGCAAGTAATTGTTTTATCTTTTCTTTGTTGAGTGCAAAACTGCCGCTCAACGAGCGTATAAGAACATCAGAAGTGATCTTTCCTTCAGATCCGAGGCTTTTAAGTTCACCGACAGTGACTCCCATCTCCTTGGCGATAGGAATCAATACACCAGGGATCTGCTCGCTGACGGACCTAAATTCGTCACCTGCCAACCGGCCAGAACCGATGGCCTGCGAAAGTTGCATGAATGCGATTCTGGTTGATTCAGATGTCGCACCGCTCGCAATAGCAACCGCATTAAAACCTTCATAAACACCCTTGATGTCATCCAATTCGACTCCAAGGGGCCTTAAACGAGCATATACATTGGCAAATTCAGTAGTAGCCTCACGTTGAGATTTATTAAACGTAGAAGCACTATTCTCAACAATTTTAAGAATTGAATCATATTCTCCATATGCCTCACTAAGCACGCGAAGTTTTGTCCTTTGGCTGTCAAGATCTACGGCACCTGAAACGGCGCTCTTTAGTGCGAAACCTGAAGCCAATGGGGCAAGTAATCCACCGCTTCCTGCTGCTGCCGACGCGGCGTTAAATCCTGCTGATGCCTGAGAACTTAGGTTTCTTGCGTTACGCGCAACCCCTGCTCTACCACCAACTTGTCCAGCAAAACCACGTCTACCAAGACCGCCTGGTCCCATCATCGGAGCGCCGGGGCGCTGAGGACTGATTGGCGAAGGGTACTGAGTAGTACCTTTAATTTTTATACCTTTATTAGCCGTCCTCTGAAGTTGTTCAAGTGCCTTTCTATGCTCCGTAATGGCACGCCTACCTTTGCGGATCTTGTCCGTCGTTTCGCCAATTTCTCTAGTTAATCTTTTATGTTTATTTGCAGCGGCATCTGCCGCTGAAGCATCTTTATGCTTACCTGCTGAATATTTTGCAAATTCCCGACGAGCAGTTGCCAGCTCTTTACGCTGAACAACTAATGTTCTATCTAATTTTCCATTCTTCTTAATAGTTTTATCAATCGCATTCTGCGTCGCTTTCGCAAATTTTGCAGTCTCCGCTACCGCCTTACTAGCGTTGACAACAAAGTCGTATTGAAATGTGTTGCCTGCCACTTACATTCCTCGCCTTAATTTAATTTTATCGTCAAGGACTGATTACTTTATTTAAGTCCGCAATTACATGCAGCGGTAATTTACGCTGAGCAATTAGCTTCTTATATACTTCCTTGGTTTCAATCATAAATGCATTATCGTCTTCAATCGGGAATGGCAAGAAACCATCAATTGACGGAGGTGGCGTTTTCTTCTTGCTGAAGCTTTGTGCAATAGCCAGAACAATTCCTGTAAGACGTGCGGTCGAGACAGAATTGATATTTGCCATGCGTTTATCGCGTTCACCTCCAAGCCGAATCACTTCATGAATGAGCTTCAGAGGAAATCTGACAAAGGCTTCTACACCGATGTCAGCCCCAGCAGGCGTGGCACGAAATTCCGTATATAAATCAAGTAACTCAAGGGGTGAGGTAGCCAAGTATGCCCTTAAAAAAGCAATACGTTCAGTGGCTGCCTCATCGGTTAGTTTCCCGAAGAGTCCTCCTCATCTTCATCTTCTTCGTCTGGTTCGGGCCAACCGTTGCGCTCCCAATCAACGAATTCAAAAATATCGTCTAATAGCTTTCGTGGCATTTCACGGGTGTCGTCCATCTCCCAATCAGAAAGCTGGATCCACTTGCCTTTGTCTTTCAGCTCAGCCCGATAACGCATGAACAAAGTCACCGTCTCGATTTTCATCTCGCTGACGGACTGGCCCTGTGACTGAATCTCCGCAAGCTCATCGACGTAGTCGAATAAAAGATCTTGGTTACTGTCCATGTCACTGAGAGCATCCAGCGCTTCCTGTACAGGGATATCCTGCTTGTTCGCGACTGCTTTAGCAATCTTCAACATTGAGTAAGTATTGTTTGCCTGCTTCTTAGCAGTTTCCTCAATACCCTCAATCTCTCCTGCTACGAGGTCGTTGTAGATAGGAAAGCGGAATGGTTTGATGTCGTGGTACTTTTTCTGGCCAAAAAAGATCTTTGAATACTTGCTCATGAAACTATGAAAAAAGATGTATCTGCTGCAACAACGCCATCAGGCTTGTTAACAGCATCGTTAGGAATTTCTACTGCTAAATTAGCACCTTCAGCAGACACAAGATTTAAGGGCGAACTTGTAGAAGCAGCGATATACACCGCTCCTACAACCAGTAAATCGCCCTTGACCTTGCAATTGATGAAGTACGACTGCTTATTAGATGAAGTAAGCAGATCAGCTTGCATCAGGCGTAAATATCAATTTCAGACGTGCTGTTATTCAGAGTACCGACGAAGATCTCGCCTCTACTTTGGAAGGTCCACGAATATTCAATCAGGCCATCACTAGGTGCAGCTTCTGATACGTCGGTCACACATGCTTGGAAAGCACGGACGAAATACAAGAAGTTGCTGCTGGCATCTTGACCAAGCAAGGTCAACATCTCAACGTAGATTTCAACGTCGGGATCAGATTCTGCATTGAGAACCAATGTCAGAGTGGGATCAATATCGCCTTGAGCAGCACCACTACCGTTAAGGCTGTTGATGAAGAAGGAGGTACATGCAAGCTCACCAGCTTGGGTCACGCCCACAGAATCCCTGTAACCGTTGTCTCCCAACAGGAAGAATTCTTGCGACGTTGGTGCAGGACTGAACTCGGCTTGAGTCAGACCTTTAAAATTCAACATGGACGCGCCAGAAGGACTGGTATATGCGCCACTGATAATGCCAGAACCATCGCTAGCTGGGCTTAGTCGGGTGCCGCCTGGATCAGCGATCCGCACAATGCGGTCCCTACCTTTCGCAAACGCGCCGCCTGGAAGTTGTGCCATTAGCTTATCTCACTAAGAATTGAGTAATCGGGGATTTGAATTTTCAATGTTTCAAACGAGATATCAGTTTGAGGTGAATACACCACATTCGTGATATCAGGAAAAACACGGAAAAGAAGCAGCCTTGAACTTTCTAATGTGATGGCCTCATCAAAAGATGTGAGTGTGACCGTCCATAGTTTGTTGAGGAATACCGCCTTAGATAAAGTTGGAGAATTCCTGGTGTCTGGGACCTCATCAATCACACATTCGATGCCGTTGACAGTCCAGTCTTTAGGAATTTGCTGCGAGCCCCGTACCCAAAGGGCGGGGATTTGAGCATCATTGGGTAGGACATAAGTCCCCAACAGTGACCCTATGTGGGAATCAATGATGGAGCGTATTTGAGTGACACTAGCCATTCAACTCTCTCCTAATAATATCTGATACGAATTCTCCTGGCTTAACAACTCTTTCAGCGGTTTTAGTCCATGGACGGGCAGGCATTTGCCCCCCGCCTTTAAGAGTTGCTCCGTCATGGACAACAGAGGAATACTCAACATCCCAAACCCAACGGTGATGAAAATCGTTGATTTTGCGATTCTGTTGACTACGCATCAGGTCACCCATATCAACAATATCTCTAGGTGAAGTAACAGTTGAGCCGTTCTTTCGATCAGTTTCTCTCGGCCAACCCCACTTAACGGTCTGAATTTCTTCTGTGAACTGCCGATCTAACTCAGGAACTACTTTTTTAAGAGCTTTACGAGAAGCTTTTTGTAGTGCGGAGGTTACATCTTTGGGTTGTTTCCCCTTAAATCGAACCTTACCCATAACTAACCAGCCCTACCAACTTGTTCAAATACACCCGAAAACTCCTGAAACTGAGTCTTACGAGCAAAAGGCAAAATGTTTGTGCCCAAATCTAAGACTCGAACAGTCCCCTCCACACCATTGATAGTTGCGGTGGCTTCCATTCCGATAGAGATCTTGTCACTAAAGATCGCAGGAGATAACAATCTGCCGGAACAAGATGTGCTGACCTTATTCACGCCTAGATTCTGCTGTTCAAATGCACCCTTGAGCTGGATATTACAAATATACGTTTCTGACAGGTAATTTTGAACAGAGTTACCAGTCGATGGATCAAGTGAAAAAGATCCATACACCTTGAAGACCAGCTCGGCGTTGTCGAAAGGAGAATATGCACCCATCAGAAACTAAAGCCAGTGAGGTTGACCAGCCCCTCCCGTAAGAACAGATACGTTGCACCATACTGAGTGTCGGCCAACGTATATCCAGCAGCACCAACGTATTTGGTCGTTCTGGGTGAGTTAGCGACCCCGATCTGGGCACCAATCGCTTGGGTGCGCCCAGCAAGAAGATGTGCTGCAAAATAATTCACAGCATCGTCGTATTGATCGCCCCAGATATCGGCGTCGTTTAGACGCTGAGCCTCTTCAATGGTCGATGTAATGACAGCAGTCTCCTGGTTTGAAAACTCAGGAAATCTCAACAGGAAACTTGTGCTGTCAACGGCCATTAACCTTCGCCCTCAGTAATTGCTCTGATTCGTTTCTGAATCGCGTTTTTAATGCGGATCCTGTTCTCGGCGTAATCAAACTCCTTGAGCAGGTCGACATCAAAGGTCGTATTGATTGCATCTAGTGCCTGCTTGGCTGTCATGGCGGATAAGCCACCTTCGCCTGCAGGAGCTGCAGTTACGACCTCAACGTCCTCGGTGACCGACAGAGCACCCAGCAGCAGCAGATCTGCTACCAGGGGCATCTCCTTCACCTTTGCCCAAGTCTGAGCATCAATATCGCGATTGATGCCTGACTTGAATTGAACGTATTCGGATGAACCAGACCGCGCCCCGATAAAGGAGAAGCCCAAAGTGACTTCCCGATCGCGAGGTGGATTCTCTAGTTGCGGTGAATAAGTAACAATCATTTTCTGAAGAATAAAGTTTTAAGGATCAAGCCTTTTCTACGTAGAGAACGGACTTGGGGTAGTAAATGGCTGTGCCACCAATGCGCATGTGAGCCGAAACTGTGTACTCTAACCCGCGTCTTTCTGGGGGCAATAGCTCCAGAGTGCGTGGGATGTGCAGTTGCAGCTTCTCAGGGCTGCGGTCGTAGCAGATCAGACGATCTTTGCTCAATACTGAGTTACCAGCAGACAGTTCGTTGATGGGTTCCACCGAACGAATGAATGGGTTGGTCTTCAGGAAAAAGCTAAGCACCGTTTCGTCAGAGGAGGCTGAGCGAGCCGTCGTCGAGATGATGCGATAGCTGTTGTAATCCAGAAGAATTGTATTGGGAGTCTCCTTCATTTTGGAGCCCTGAACAATACGAGTAGGAGCCTCATTGAGGATCTCCAACATCTCATCAGTGGTGGTAGATGAACCGTCAAACCACTTATTAGGGACCGTCTTGTCTACTTGATCGCTGTTCAAAAACCCTTTCATTCCAGAAGGGCCATCGCCGAACAATGCGATCTCGTTAACTGCTTCTTCAGCAGCACGACGCAGAGCAGCAGCGCGACGAGTCTCCAGGTTCATTCCGGGGACGGTTGCAGCCTGGCGTACTTCAGAAACGGTGTAAGCAAAA